AAATTATACGTACATCCATATGTAGGTATAGTTGGAGTAGATATACTAGAAAAAGATTCTTTAAAAGAAAAGAACTCTAAGTCAGCATTACCATCTTTCCCAGTAACAACCATAGGTATAGAGTTTGAAGATTTTGCAATATCCTCCATAACTTGCTTGAATTGTGTTCTATCTTTTAGATTTAAATTTAATTCCCAATTATCTTTGTCGTGACCTAAATCTGTTCCTAGTGTACCATTATGATGCTGATCATGTGCATTCTTTGTACTTGTAGGAAAATTACCTCCAAAATCAATACCTAGCTCCTTTTCCATCAAATGTGCAATCATACTCACTGGATTGTCGACTGGATTATCAGAGCCTGCTATAGAGACCACACTACTATTATTTGGATTGTTTATATCTCCATTAGCATTAAGACCTGTTCCCCTTCCTCTACTTGATATTTTTAATTTATTATAGGCATTTGAAACTCCAAATAAATATGCTATAACAAAGTCATATACTCTTATTTGACAAGCACCTCCAAAGTCGTCAGAGATTATAAAGTTTTCCATACCAGTTGACTGAGTACCATCTGACTGATACCATCCTCCTGTTCCAATTTGGAACCCAGTCATATACAATGACATTCCTTTAGGTATACCAAATGCATCACTACCTTTTTCTCCAATTTTAACATTTCCTCTTATTCTAACCCAATCAGTTGCAGCTGGGTCAAGACCTGCGTCACCAGCAATCCTCCAACTATTATGCTCGTGAACAAAGTCACCACTTTGGCTAAAAATTGCATCACTACCTTCAAATAGATTGTCATCAGGAGAATATGATTCAGATTCCCCTAGTCCATAATCGTAGAATATTGTGCTAAATCTAATATTAGCTGAGCAATTATCTGCTGGAACTATAAATGTACCACTTGAATCTTGAAACATTACTTGACTTTCTGCTTTTTGTGAATCTGATGCAGTTCTAACTGCAACATCATAATGATACATAACAATCCAGTCTTCAAAATCTATAGTGTCAAGCTCATCATTGTTAGTATTAGCACTAACTATACCTCTTAGGAATGTGGTTTCATACTGAGTGGTAAGGAAGTTGCTTGACAGTACATCGTGTAGCTTTCCAAACCACAATGCTGGTGTTTCTACTGCAAACACACCCCAAGCATTAAAATCAGCTCCACTTAATATTACACCATCGTTAGGGTCAAAAGTACCATAACCATCTTCATACTCTTCATTCCACCATATTTGTCCAGATATAGCTTCAAAAGATTGAACAATTGATGCTGTTACATCTGCTCCAAAGAAATTATTTGAGAACTCTTCTGCAGTATCCTGCCAACCATACCAATTACTAATATCAAATCCTGTCATGTAAGCACCATCTTTCATGGCAGCTCTATGAAAATAATATAAAGTTTCATTAGCAAATGTCGTTGATGGAACAAGCATTTGTAAGTCATTATCCATCATCCAAGAAGATACGAGTCGTATTTCTCCACTATCAAGAGTGTAAAATGAACGTTCTGGATAAAATCTATCTCCTACCCAAACATTATAAATGTCTCTTATGTCTCTCCAAGTAGTATCATCCCACATATTGCAACTTGTAGCACTACTTATCATGTCTTTGTTATTTCCTAAATCTAATCCTACATCCATTCTAGCAAATGTATTGTCATTACTAGAATTATGGTCTAATAAATATATATTAGTATTAGGAAACATTTGACCAACCCTATCATTAGCAAGATATTTAAATTCATAGCCATAGCTATTTGAATTTTCTAAAAATAGCTCAGTAGCCATGTCGTGATACTTAATGGTTTCAGAATGCTTTACGTTACCAAGCGTAATTGGTACTGGTCTATTTAGCTGATCTTCAGTTATTCCATATCTAAATCCATTCTCTTCAATTTCTCCTGTTAACTCTGAAGGCATTTGGAATGAAGGAATTTCTCTATTTACTACCTTGGACATATGGTCTTCTAATTTCAAGGTAATAATATTTTTATCTAGACTCATATCAGAAACATATCCTCTAAATATAGGAAGGGTATGATTAAAATTCATACTTCTAGAGACACCTGCAAACCATATAACTGCTGTAGAATTTAAAACTGATTTTCTAGCATTTAAATTAGAATTAGGGAATTCACTATATAAAATAGTAGAAAGAGATGAATACAACCCTCCAGCTCTTACTTTTCCTTCAACTAATGATATAGTTACATTTGATATTAAATATCTTCTATTTTCTATGTCAAAACTTTTCGATATCCTAAAATTATCTTTAAGATATGGATACATAGTTAGCCTATTATATCCTGTTTGAGCACTACCACTGAGTATAGCTCCATCAGAGAATGAACCAAACGCTAAGCTATGATCAGGTATAGGCTTTCCATTACTATCATGTTCTCCTAAAGTAACAAAAGCAGATATGCTAGTATCTAGTGTCGATGATAAATTTTCAAATCTTTCATTATGTAATGTCACTATGCATCTCCTAAATTAACTCCTCTTTGTATAGCACTTTGTATTTGAGGTATAACTTCATCTTCAATAAATTGATCAGAATTTACATTACCTGTAAATGTAACATTAACTACTATTTGATTTCCAGGAGAAGTAGAACCTTGATTTATATCTTTCATGAAATCTATTCCATATCTATCCACAGCTGACTTTCTCATAACAAACTCTCCACCCTCAAGTTCAGCTTGTACTCCACCCATATTGTGTGATGGCCCTGAAACATATCCACCTGTAGCAAATGTCTCTTGAGATTTAATCGTATCAACTTGTGCTTTTGTCGTAGCCCCTATAGCAGCTATTTGCAGACCTCTTATAACAGAAGCCACAGGGAAAGTCATTCCTTTTGGAGCTGGTTCCATTAGAACGTTTAGGATTCCTTGAGCTCCTGCTATCCAAGCCATTGCTATTTGGTTTTTCTTATGCTTTTTAAATAATTCTCTTTCATCTTTATCTTTTTGGTCTTGAAGTTTCTTCTCATATAAAGCTCTAACAGTCTGATTTCTTATCTCTGATACAACAGCTTGTTTTTGAGCATATTGAGTTTGAATTGTTTGTCTCTCTACTTGGACTTGTGAGTCAACAAGTTTAGTATAAGCATTAGCTACATCAAATACTGCATCTAGAACTTCTTTTAAATGGCTAACGTTAAATCCCATAGCATCGCTAATCTTATCGAATATTGACCAAGGTTTATTCTTTTGGAATAGTTCAAACATTTTTAGAAGTTCTGCAAAATGACTATTATAAGTAACTATTAGTTGTGTATCTTCTCCACCAGGAGCAACTAATCCAAATTCACTAGCTTGTAATTTTTCCCTCAACTCATCAACATCTTCACCAAATCTATTCGCCCAAGTTTGAATCTGCTCATCAGTAGCATCTTTTTTAAGCTCAGCCTGGATTATATTTACTTGCTGTCCAGCCAAAACTGCTTTCTTTATCTCATCAGCAGATAATTCCCATTCCTTAGCATATTGATTTATAGCTTGAATATCTTTATCATCTAAGGTTGCATAGTCCCTAAATTGCTTTAATATAGCAACTGTATCATATAGACCATCGTTGTCAATTAATGGCTTACCTGTAATAGCATCATTAGTAAGTTTATACTTAAGTAGTAATGGAATTAACTGATCATCTAAAGTTTTACTTGAATGCTCATGAGTACTATTAATTTGCTTTAGCTTTTCTATATAAGCAACCATACCTTGGCTAGATGCTATGTCCATAGTATGCATTGTACCCTTAATAGCACTATCAAAATCAATTGTAGCAGTTGTTGAGTCTTCTGTCTCTTCAACTACTATACCTAATTTTACTTGATATTCTTTTAGCTGATCTTTAAGTGAAGATATTGAAGATTCTTTATCCTCTATAACTTTCTTTAACTCACTATAAGATTTATTATTTACATCTAAATTATCCTTTTGTGCCTTTAGTTCTTTAGATACTGAGCTTAATGCATCACTTAATCTTTTTACTGCTATTTGATTACTTATAACATTGCCTCTAGTATCTAATAGCATTGAAGATGCATCTTCTCCTGCTCCTACCCATTGACCAAAAAATTCTAGAATGCCTGAGCTACCAACACCTAAGCCAGATAACTTGTCTAATTCAGATGTTACAACATTTATTGCCTTTGAAAATTCCTCATCATCCATTATAGAAGAGCTTAGATTGTATTGCTTAGATTTATTTCTAAATGCTTTTACTTTAGATTCTATGGTTTGCAATGCATCTGAAACTTGACTTGGTAATTTATTTACATCAATTGCTGCGTCAGAGAATGCTTCTTGTTTTGGATAAATTTTAGAAAGTACAGACTTTAATAATTCTAACTCTTCAGTATACTCATTGGTTCCAGTGGTTGCTCCAGATATAGCATCTTTAGTAGCATTAACTCTTTCATTTAATAATTTCAATGAAGATTCTTGACCCTCTATACTACTACTTAACTGATCAACTTTTTGCCTATATAATGCATCTCCAGTCAATGATACTTCTGTAGCCTCCCCTGTTGGAGCAGTTGGGGATTGAACTCTATTAAGAGTATCTATGTAATTTAATGTTTCATCATTTAATTCTTTGGTGCTCTTTTTTGCTTTAGAGAACCAAAGCATGGTTCCTCCAAATGCAAGAGTGAGAACACCTAGGCTTTTAGAAAGTATTCTAGTTAATACCATAAGAGCTCTCATTCTATTTGTCTGCGCAACTACTACTTTTTGACCATCTTTAACTGTGAATAGGTATTTTTGAGTTCTTTCCCAAAGAGTTTTTGTGCTTAGGCTTAAACCTAATTGAGATGCTAAGAAACTTGTTAAACTTTTTCTAGCAATTAATAATGTTGCTGATAATCCAGTGAAAACTCCAGCAAATTCTGCAATACTTCTAGTGTCAGTTTGCTCAACGACTACTTTTAATGATTTTGCAAGTGACTCTACGACTGGTGCTAAATCTTTACCTATTGCTCTTTGCAGATTCCCAATAGCAGTATCTAGGTCTCTCATGGTTTTTTCGTAATTGTCTAAAGATGCCTTACCTTTAAATTGTTTATCTACTTCTTTTAATATAATTTGTTGTGCTGTTAGAGTATCTCCAAATGCAATAGAGGTTTGAATTAGATTTTTCTGTGCATCACTAAATTGGACACCAACTCTTGATAATGCAGAGAGACCTGTAATTGGGTCATTTAGGGCTTTACCTAATATGATTGAGCTTGACTTTAATCCCTCAGCAGTTATCTTTCCTGCATTCATACCAGCAGTCATATCTAAGGCTGCTTTAGTAAACGCAGGCATAGTACTTGTAGATATATTAGTAAAAGTTAATCCTAGACCAATAACTTCATTTACCTGAGTTCCTGCTACTCCAGTCAAAATCTCCATTTCATCTGACAATTCCATCATTTGCCTAGATGTTGCTATCGTAAATCTACCTGTGCTTTCCAATCCTGAGTTTATTCTATCAACAGATGCTTGGAAGTCAGAATTTTGTTTTAGTAAAACACCCACAGTCTTACTGACCATAGCATAACCAAAGGCAACCAATAATAGTTTGGAACGAAGAACAGCAAACGATCCAGTTAGAAGCCTATTATGTTCAAAACCAAGAACGCCTTCTCTTGTATTACGTCTACGAGCTCTATTATTTTTCTCTAATGCTTTTGTTAGTTGATTTATTCTTGTAGTTTGTGCAAATAGAGCAGCACTTAATTGGTCTAAGCCAGGAGCAGCATTATGATTGGCTTTAGTGTTAGTAGTCCTAGCCTTAGTATTCTTTTGAGTGGCTTGGGTCTGCTTTATTATTTGCTTGGTTAATCTAGCAGCTTCCTTACTTACATCTATCTTTTTAGCCATACTTATCCTTTCTTTTCAGCGTTCTTCTTAGCTCTATTCTGTAGTATTGTTTTGCAATTCTTTATAATGGACACTTGCTTTATCCATCTTACAGGTGTGTCTTCATAAGAACCTCTAAATGGTGGAGTATTCATCTCCTTGCAGTAAAAGTACTTATTTACAATTGAAGTATTAGACTCATCTGTAACGTTATTAGGACAACAAAAAAAGGGCAATTGAGTACTAACTGATCCTTCTACGTTAACACTCTCTGCCCCATTAGAGTTATTTATCGTGTCTTCCTTTAGTAACCAGATAACATCCCATACATCTTCAATGTCATTAAAAATCTTTTTTTCAAAAGAACCTAATGAGCTCTTTATGGGTATTGTAGCCTCGTAAGGAAAATTACAATATGGACACCCTCTACACCTATCGCCTAATAATAGAGAAAATGCTAGTGTGAGGGATTCTCTTCCCCCATAGATTGATACTCCTGAATCAACTGAACCAATTCATTCTTTTCAATCTCACTTAACTGCTTTAGAACTGAGTCGTCAACGAATCCATTAGGAGCTGTCTTGAAATTAACAAAGTCACCTCCTTTTATTCCTCTTCTTAACCAAGCTGTCCTAGACTTGGATAATCCAGAAAAATAAGTTCCCCCTGCACCATCTTGATGTATTGTAGTTATATCACTACATTCATCTATCTCATCTATTGACATATCTTTCAAATTTACCTTCTTACCTGTGGATAACTCTACAGTACCTCTAGGTAACTTAACGATTTTTTTATCACTCATGATAATCTCCTATTAATTAATTTTAACCCCAAACATATTTAAATATGTTAGTTCCACCATGGTTTCTAGCCTTTAGTGTGGTACTTAATCCTAAGAAGTCTCCTTCATCCCATCCTATCTCTTCAATACTAGCCTTTTCTATATGTATCTGCTTAGAATCGTCAGAAGAGTCTATAAATACAGCATTAGTGCTATCATTAGTAGCATCTGCGCCAGTATTTCTAGAATCTGCCCATAGGCCATCAAGACCAGTGTCATACTTTACCACACTTGCAAAAGTAATTCCCATTTCTGGAATTGACCTTACATATGTTTGTGGCTCTCCTGCAACACTAGTAGCAGTAGCATCTGAACCTCCTAAAAATGTAACAGGATTATCTATAGTTAGTGCCCAACTCTTATAAAAACATTCAACATCAAAAAGTTTCCATGCAGAATTATAACTTGTTCCATAGCAATAATTTGTAGAATATGCACCTATGGTTCCAGCTGTAGCATAACTAGCAGTTGGTACTCTAGTTTGTGCAGTTAAGTCGAATTTTAATCTACCACCATCTTCATTTGCATCCCAAGATAGAGTTAGAGATGTTATAACACACCCTGGTAATATAATAGAATCAGCAAATCCAGTTTCTCCCACACCATTGAATGCAAAAGATACAGTTAAATGATTAGCAGCACTAGCATGTTGAACAAATGTAAGATTAGCTGGGCCAGTAGTTTCCTTTGCAATAGTAATTGTGTCTGGGTCACCTGTCATTGCAACTCCAGTAACATTAGGCATCAATAGTAATTGTAGTTCCTCTGTCATAAATCCAGAAACTGATATTTCGTGTATAGAACCAGGCTCATATACAAATAAGTCTCCTTCTGAAACGAATCTACCAGATGTAGCTCCACCTCTACGTTCTACCCTATAGTCTCCAAGAGTTGGAAACGTAACTGATTCTGTCTCGATAGCTGTGAATGATGAAGCTGCTGTACCTACATTAGTAGCATCTACTGCGACTCCAACTTCTAGCTCATTTGATGACCAAAATTTTGTATCTGTAGCCATTACTTACCTCCCTTACTTTTTTCTTTATTCTTTGGTGTAGCAACTTTACTAACACCTGTCTCTTCTGTTAAAAAAGAGAGGCAATCACTAGGTATTTCCTGCGCTCCAGGGAAATCTTCATAAGAACCATTATTAGTTAGTGCAATCCTAATAGTCCTTCCTATCTTTCCATTATTAGGGAAATTATCTAGAGATTTACCTTCTTTTAGCTTATACTTAGCCATTAGGAAATCCTCCTGTGTTTACTTTTATTAAAAAAATTTGTAGTCTAATTTAAGACATCTTAGTAAAATAACAAAGGTATTCTAGCTTAGCACACACCAGAGAATCTATATCATCTTCATCTTCATCTTTCTCGTTAAATGATATGCTGACAGTGTCCCCTGAATAGAAAGCATCATCGTTACTTCTACTAACAGGGTCTCTTTTATTATGTAGTATCTGCTCTAACCTAGAAACATCATTGTATAGCTTGTCCATCTTAACTTTATCTTCATAATTAGACATATTTAAATATAGGCTTATTTCGACAGTATATTGGTTTTCATAGCCATGTGATCCCTGGCTACTAAGTTCTTGCCTAATACACTCCAATCTGATTGATTGAGTGCCTCTATTTTCATACTTAGTACCTATATAAGTGTTATAACTAGCTCCAAACTCATTTCTAATCAACAATCTTATAGGTTCTAGTATTTTTGTTTTTATAATATTGGTGTATGATACAGGCATTAATATCTTCTTATGCTACTTTTTCTAGTCATTCTAGTATTTCCTGCGTTGCCTGGAGAACCATCAAATGATTCATAGGCACCCCAACATTCTAATTCCCATTCATCTGGAGTACCACCTGCTGTAGCTGCGCTACTAGAATCTTGACCTTGGAATCTTATTTCTAGTCCACTACCAATAGATTGATATTGACCATTTATAATCTTATCTGTGACGACTTGATTTGTTTTTAAATTATCTGCACCTTTTGCATAGACTGAGAATTTTGCAGTACCAAGTACCCCTGCGGTTGTAATCACTATTTTGAAAAGGTCATAAGAGCCATTATAATTTCCCCTAGTATCAACAATATGTAATGGGTTTGCTCGTTGAGGGGAGACAACTTCTCTTAATATACCACTAGATGAATCACTAGATACTTGGTATCCTAATTTTACTTTACCTGAATTTAACTGATCAAGGTTAAAGTTTATCTCATCCATAAATTGTAATGCTAACTCACTGCCTGGCTGTCTGGCGTTGATTAAAAAGTATGCTGATATAAGCGCAGTTGTTCTGACTACTATGTAGTCATAATTACCTTCTTTATCTTTCCATTGGTCTCTTGGTAAGTTAGCATCAACTCTCGAATCAAAATATCTAGATGCATTTTTTCTAATCCTAGTAGTCAATGTGTTGAAATTAGTTCCTGATTCTACATTTGAATTGACTGGGTCTGAGCCATACTTTAATATTAAAAAATCATTATCTGAGTCATATAAAAATTGACCATTTGTACTTGGTTTGAAATGTTGAAATATATCTGCTCCACTATCATGTGTTTCTTTGTGAGTACCCAAGCAACCTCTTATAACAGTAAGAGTATCAGTAGATGCATCTGTAACTGTTGTCACATACATAATTTCACTATTTATTTTAATAAATGACCCTGCTGAAAAGTCGCTAAGAGTACCTGTAATATCTATAACTGTTTCACTATTATCAACAGCCTCAGCTGTGTCACCAATTTTTGTTGTCCCAATTGTCAATTTCCCTGACACTTGTTCTTTGCTATCTATAAATAAAGATGGTATAAAGCCTGAGTTGTAAATAACATAAAAAGTATCTGTACTTGCATCTGCCTTAGTAAAAGTTTCTGTTGTCCATCCAAATAAAGGTGTTTTACTATCAAACTCATCTATATTAGGATATACATCCAATATATCTGTATTCGTACAATAAGTTGTTGATACTGCCATATAAATCTCCTTACGCTAGTAGAGTTAATCTAATCTTTGCATTAGCTTTTGCATTTACGCTTCTCGCATAGACTTCAGTTATACCATTTCTACTTTCTCCAGCTACTGTATCTAATTGACCACAATGTGCTGAGTTCTTTATTATATATCCTTGTAATTGACTCCAAGCAGGAAGTCCTGATAAATTAATAGCACCTGTTTCATAATTTATACTACCACGACCACCAGAGTTTCTTCTCATAGTACCATCGCCCCTATCAATCATTATATTATCATATGAATTTATAACCTCGCTAGTAGATGGATGTAAAGTCTCTGTTGGTTTAAAATCATTACTAGTTGCAGGTTGCATTGAGCCTGGAACTTTACCTGAGCCAAGGAATTGATTACCACTAGCAGTATCTTGTATATCTACTTGAGATGCTCCTGTTGTATTTCTATGATCAGTTCCCCTGTTTGTACAATAACCATTCCAGCTTCCACCACCAGTGTGGCTTTTAAATACAATGTCTCCATTCTCCAAAGTACAAGTTACATTCCTATATAAACTACCATCTTTCACTTTAGTAGATAAAGCTGATTGTATCTTTGATAGAACTCCATTAATTCCACCCCAATTTAGATTATTAGCATCTGTTGTAAAGGATATAGTTTCTCTTTGACCATCTATATTTAGAGCAAAATTATAAGTTGTACTAGCAGTTAAACCAGTACTAGTTTTAGTTGTTAGTCCTCTCAATCCTAGTTTTTGAGAAACAGGAACAGGAAAATCAATATATTGTCCCCCAGGCACAATCCCTTGTATGTGATTATCTGAACGACAAGCTGTACCAAGAAATGTATTATTCTTATAGTTACCATTAGCATCTGTCCCACACCAATAACCTGTAACTGCATCCCAACCTGAACCTGCTCCTTTTGCCTCTATAGTACCAGCCCATCTATGCACAGTTAATGTAGTGGAAGTGACTTCAGTTATTAATCCACAATCATCATTCCAATCTGTTGAGCCTCCAACAATTGACACAAACATTCCTGCGATAAAGCCTTCGTCTATCCAGTTAATATCTCCAGCTGTAACAATAGTAGCCATAGCACCACCTGTATCTGTGGCAGTTGAAGCAGTTGCAGTTATATCATCTGATGTTACGAATGCTGGTGGTACTAGTTCATTGAATCCCCAAAAATATAATTTTTGTTGGTCAGAATCTGTATGGTCATGAGCACATGGAGTAGTTTTATATAGACCTCTTTCAACTACAATAGTTGTAGTATTTGTAATACTTCTTACTCTAACAATTTCAAATGTATGTGCCCCTGAGACTGCGTTCATTCCTTTACCCATTGGACTTAAAACTAAAATATCCCCTGGAGCAACTTTGTCAGAATCATTAACTGTCCAACTCGTATTATCATAAGCTGCTGTTGGAGATGCTGCTAATGTTACCCCACTATCAGTTAAATATGTAGGGTCAAATGCAGTAGTATTAGCTGTCTCTCCATTCATTGATGATGTTGGTGTTCCCCCTCCTAAATCATGTTCGTAGCCAACAATCCTTGGATTGTCTATATATGCATATGAACCTGCTGGAATAAATGTAGTTAATGATATATTTTCATCATATGTATCAGCTGATCCAGAATTATCTGTAAATCTTCCAGTGGTATAGAGAACTTCGACTGCTGCATCTGACTCATTATGAATTAACATAGCGTTAAAGTCTCTAACTTGGTTTGCAGCAATAGACTTTACACCTCCAGTGCCTTGGTCAGCATCAACAGTAAATAGTTTAACAAAAGCATCTGCGTTATCTAACTCAATAGCTTTTGATATTATTTCTTTATATCTTCCTCCACTTCTAACAGTTGTGCTGCCACCATCATAACTTAGAGTCATTCTAGATGAGTATGCACCATAATAAGGTTTATTAGCCATATCTTCTCCTTTAAATATTATTAATACACATGATAATTCACGTATACTTTAGCCATTAAATTATAATCGCCCACAGTTGTAAGTCTTAAACATGGAACTAAGACTTTATATGGGTGTGAGACATCTGATATATCTGCAACGTCAATAGTTAAATTTTCTGCCTTCTCAAGAGCTGATGAAGTCAAGGTGCTAGTATGACTAGCAATTGTAGTACCATTTGTATAGTTTCCTGACGATCCAGTAAATCCATCACTATTCTTATAAGTCATTACCTCACACTCAACTACAGGATATGCAGAGGCTGACCCTTCATACCTAGCTATATAATGAAATGTAACACTATCGATTTTAACTTTAGAAAACAATCTCCAGAAATACATGCTATTGTAATTACCTGTATGAGCAGTATTGTCTCCTATTGAAGTGCTATGTGTTGCCTCAGGAGTACTTCCTGTACCAAACGTATCTCCTAAATTTTGTATAGCAGAGCTCCCTCCTAGAAATCCTGGTATAGAACTATGAAACATATTGTACCATTGGTTCTGAGTTACATTAGCATATGAACCTTGCCAGTAAAAAACTTCTTGACCTCTAAGTGCATATTCACTATTTGCACCAACTACTACTTCATTATTAGTAGTGTCAACTTTAAGTGCATCTGTCCCATCACTAGTTTGAACTCTAAGAGTGGTAGTTAAGTTTGAAGCTGGTCTAACCCTTAGTGAATTAGTACTGATAGCTGCAACAGTATTGTTATTACCACCATCAGTAATAGCTCTTAATGTACTAGTAATACCTTGATTATCAGTAGCAGTATCTATAGTCAGAACATCTTTATATGTTCCTGCTATATTTTTCTGTTTTAAATTAGACATTCTGTCTCCATTTCTGTATAGTTAATTTAATACACTAGCTATTTTTTTCATAGTACAATATATTCTCCTTTACGAACCATCATCTAAAGTGGATGGTAATGCTGTTGCCTTTACAATAAAGGGTGGATTACTTAATCCATGTGATGCTCTTACACCATAAGAGATATTGGCTGTCTTCGTACTTCCTGCTGTAGAGAATCCAATATAAAATGTATTACTAGAACCTATTGATGCTAAATTTGCAGCCTCTAGAACCCATTTTACAATTATAATATCGTCATCAATTTCATCGTCGCTAAACCATACGCCACCTAAATCATATTCAAACCCTGCTCCAATAGAATTGTATGTACTATTATCACTTAGACCTACATCTATATTTGTATCAGTAGAGCCTACATTAATAAAACAACTCAATTCTATTTCTACTTTTTCACTAGGTGGTGTTTTAAATATTATCCTATGACTAGCATCTTCTACAGTCATGCTGTTTTGTATTTCATGTGCTACTTGTGCATCTGTAGGATGTAAATAAGTATATCCTAATATCATACCTGCATAAGAACTATTTGCAGCACTAAACTCTGTACCTGCTTTTTTTGCTATAAAATTACCAGAGTGAGAGTCAAGTGTAATATCTCCATCTACATCTAATGTTAAATTAGCTAATGCTGCATTGTTATCTATAGTTTCAATAGTTGTTGCTCCATTAGCAGTAGTTGAAATAGTACACTTATCTCCTGTGTCAGCAGAACTTCTTAATTCTATGTCAATACCACCATTATCTACAGTTTGAACTATACCATAGTTTGAATCAGAACCTGTGACTGTTTGGATTAAACCATATCCCCATGAGGTACTTGGGGCACCACCTGTAACTACTTGGGTTATTCCTGCTACCACAGCTGCGCCTGCATCAGCTGCAAATGTCAATGTTGGTGTATTTGCTATCCCATACATACTCACAATACCATTAGTGGCTGTTGTATTATCACAATCTATCCTAAGTCCATAAATAGTATTATTAGTGGTCGTTGCACCTGTCTTATCTAAATCTATCTTTAATGCAGTCCAATCATCACTAGCAGTAGTAGCTGTTACGTCTAAATCAATCAATACTGTTTGCTTGAACTGATCATCAATATATTTCTTATTAGTTATATCTGTATCTAAAGATGGAGTTTTAGTTATAACACCACTAGACATATTTAAAAATCCATTAACATATAAATCTCCTTGTATTAAAAGAAAATCTTCTGCTACATGCACTGGTAATATCGTCTCAGTTATTTCATTTTCTTTGTCAGGAGAAGCCTTAATAGGCTGTGGATTTTTATGCAAAGTTCTATCTAGATGCAAGGAGTATTTATTACTATTCTTTAAAGAAGTACGATTCCTTATTCTATTTATCTTGCTTATGAGTTTTTGCTTGGGCACCTATTATTCTCTCTATCCTTTTAATTTTTTTTCTTAATGCTTTGACCTCTAAATCTAATTCATTAGGCTCATTTACATACTTTCTCAATGGAGCCAACTCTGGAGTAATTGCCTTCCACATCTCCTTGAGTATGAAAGGCAATACTTTGCTAATTAACTTATTTGTTATCACTTCTTAGGCCTTTAATGAAGCCTCTGACAGCTGCGCCAATAGTATTATCTACTATATCTATAAACCAGGGCTCAATAGTAGTATTCCAAATCTTCTTTGTAATATTCCACTTTGCTAACCCTAGAGTCATTACCTTACCAAGACTCTCACAAGCTGTTTCTACAACACCAGCAATATGCTCATTGGGAACCTTCTTTAGTACCCATAAAACAATAGCTGCTGAACCTCCACCCATTAACATTGTTGAATTATTGCCTACAACTCCTAGTATCTGATCTAACATATTATCTCCTTTTTAATTTTTACTTTTTAATTTAGTTATAATGTTAACCAATGCTTGATAGCTACCTGTTAACCTAGCTAACTCTTTATGTAGCTCAGGGAAACTATCTGTCTGCATTGACTTCTGTTGGTCTATTAATTTTATCATTATCCCCTCCAACCTATTTTGGGATTCTTCTAATTCCTGCATTAAAGTTTCTTGTATCCACTTGTTTTGCTTTTGTACGTATAGGCCTAAAGCTATAACAAGAAATACAGGTAGTCCAAATGTTTCTAGTATTGCAAATATATCCATTACTTAGTCCCATCTACTATCTCTCCCCACAGGGAGGTTTTACCTTTAATTATTTGAATAACGTGTACTGTAAAATAACCATTTTCAAAGAAATCTACAATAGCAAATGCATGTGACCAGTTATGTTTCATGTTGCCTAGCCAAGAGTTCTCCTCGTCAGACATATCTTTTAGGCATCCAATTGACCAGGCACTTTTTTGTCCATCCATGTGTGTAACGCTAGATTGTTGCAAGTCATGGTGGTGTCCATACATAATATTAACACCTAACTTCATTAAATGATTTCTAGCATGATGCATACTAGCATAATGATGACCATGATAGAAGAACAATTTACCCATCTTTAGGTATTTGCCCATCTCATGAAAGCTATACCCTCTAGATTTTAATTTAACAGCATTCTTAAATGATAATTTTAAATATGGATGCTCATCATTAAACCTATCAACCCAAGCATCATGATTCCCTTGACAAAAATGCTTATCTTTGCAATTAACTTTATCTAGGGCTTCATCAATAATGTCCATACCATCATTAACATCTTTTATATCCTTATCTACATAAGGCATTTGAAATTCCAATGGAGGTCTCTTTTTCTTCTTCCACTTCCAATGAGAAACACCCTCCCATTCTCCTACATCTCCTAAATCTATATAGGTGTCTGGTTTAACTATTTCTATTGACTTGCATAATACTTTGATAGCTTCGTGATCAGCTAAGGGGAAGTGTTTATCTGGAGTTACGACTACTCTTCTTACTGGTGTTTTTCCCATAATTTAATGCCCTTCTGTATTGAATGTATGCTAATGATATTGCAGTAACAGTACTTGCTAATAATATCAAAAAACTTAAAATAGGGCTAAAGAGTTCTGAAAAAGATACTATGTAGCCAGAGATCGTTCCTGTTAAAGAAGAGCCTGGATTATTATGTAGATAGTGTCTCAAAGTATCCATCATTCGCCTTTTTAAAATGTTCTATTGTGCCCTTGCCTAATTCAGTATTATAAACCCTTTTCCAGTATTGTGCCTGAGCATGTAAATCATCCCAAGATGGTATACGTTCTTTATCTCTTAAATATTTAATTCTACAGAATGCAGCTCCAACTGCTATATTTGAAAGTAAACTAAATTCTATATTGTCAGGTCTAAAACCTAAACTTATTAAAGCATCATATTTATCTTTTCTATATTTTAAATAATTATCTACACAATCTACAGCAGTAGCTGGTTCTACTTGCCAGTAAGATAATGCTGGGCCATTACCAAATTGTTTTAAAACTTTGTATCCTGATTCAGCTTGTCCTGTCCTTAAAACCATAACTAGGGCATCGTCACTATAACACCCTAGCCTATAAAGTACTTCTTCAACTACATTTTTTATTTGCTTTTTAAACTCGACCACTAGTCTTTTTGAATGCCTATCTTTACCTTCATATTAGTGGTTGCTGTTGCTACCCAATTACCACCACTTCTATTAATGATATGCATATAAAGTTTAGTTGAGGCAGTTGCTGTGCTAAATGCTAAGTCAATGTTTGTCTTAGTTCCAACTTTAGCATCATGTAAGTCAGTGTAATCTCCTGCAGCAATAGAAACATAACCTACTACATTAGCTAGTGCAGAATCTAAGTCTCCAACATCCTCTCCAACAGCCTTACCTTGGTCTTGAGTTATAGCAGTATTAACGCTTGAAAATATCACATCGACTGCTGGGCCAGTAGCTACTTCATCTAATATTGTTATAGATTTAATTAAACCTGAACCCCCTGGTATTGAACTTGCATTTGCTATCTCTATAGACTGTGCAATTACCTTATTATCTCCAATAGTTTCAGCATCTGTTGTAGCTGTAACTGTAACAACATCTAAGTATTGTTTATTTAGTCTCTCCTGGATATCGAATCCTCTTTTGGAAAGTTTTCTTGATTTAGTTAGAGGCATTCTCTATTCTCCTTTAGATTTTTTGCTTGGTTTCTTTTTACTAGCTTTTTTCTTTGGCTTGGGACTCTCAACTAATGTGAATCCATATCCAGACGATTGTAATCTTTTTAGCTCGACATCATCAACTTCTATCTCGTCTCCAACCTTATATCCTAAAGCTGTATACTTTGGCGATGTTGATGCAGTAAATTTAATCTTATTTGACATTTTTTCTCCTTATAAATAAGGGGAGGAAAACTCCTCCCCTTATTTTAACTATCCTACTATTAGTTAGCAGGGTTAATCATTACAGCACTAAAGTCCTCATTGATAGCAGCACAACCAAACAATGAATCTGCTACTACTTTAGTAGACAAATAATCAATGTCATATTGTGAAGTTACCCTAGGAGCTATAGAAGATGCAAAACCAAATGACTGTGGATGTAACAAGTAAGCAGCCTTTTCACTTGCACCTGTACCAATATTGTTACTCATAATCACTGGAACACCCCAGAATGTAGGCACAACACCTGAAACCATTCCATTTGCACCAGCAGTTACGTCAGCCTTAACAAGATATTTACCAGCTTCAGAGGCAGGATTCATAAATCCACCAAATATCTTATAGTTAACAACTAGAACACAACCATCAGCTATAGGGTCAACATTCACTGCTCTTACTTTTTCAAATAAAGTAGCCCAGTTATCTAGAGGTATCTCATCATCAAAATCTGTAGCACCTGCTGTTGGTGTTACTGTGTTTGTTGTTACTCCTGCTGATAAAACGCTTTCAATATAAGAATCCATTTTATTTGCAAGGTCATATGCAATACCCATTGTATACTTTTCCATCATACCAGGAAGAGCTTGAACTTTAAGCACATCAGTAACCATTTTTGCAGCATACCAATGCTGATCAATTGTTATTGTTGCTTCTAGCTCATTAGTTCCATCAAATTGTATAGCACTAGCTGCTTGACCACCAAAGTCAGCACCTGCGTTACCAAGGCCTGCTTGTTGTGCACCAGTTCCAGCTATTAACTTAGGAACATGGATAACATCGCCTCTTCCACTTACTAGCTCAGAATAATCTTGAAGTAGATTCTTAAAAACTAGCTTTTTCTGAAGATAGTCAAAAATCATATCAGACCACAACTCAGGAACTAGGTTTTCACCATGCTCACCAGCAGTCACTGTCTGTGATTGTATAATTGGTGGATCAGCACTTACTGCGCCATAACCCATAAGGTCATTACCCATAGGCCCAGACTGTACCCATCCATTAATATTGTTTAATAAGTAGTTCATTGTAATTCCTCCTTAGAAATTATCTTTTATTTATATTTGTTATACCATACTTTGCAAGTATACTATCCCAATTGTTCCTCTTTTCCTCAGGAGTTAATTTATTAGCCCAATCTGTAGGTAGCTCAGGTTCTTTAACTGTTCTACTTGCACCTGGGGTATGTTTTGGACTCTCTGGTTTAGTTGAGGATTGTAAGGATACGATATACTCTAATGTCTTTAAACTCTCCTGAGCTAAAGACTCTCTATCTTCCTTTGGCAGCTTTGAGAGTAGAGATTCCCTTTTATTAGCCTCATAATTTTCCCACTTTTCTTTAAATGGCGAAACCTCGTCAAGTTTAGATTGTAAGCTCTCAGAAAGTTCCTTAAACTTTTCTTGTTCTTTCAATTGTCTAACTTTGTCAGTTTCCTTGGCTTTTTTAAAATCTGAAATAGCTAACTCTGATTCCTGCGCTCTCTTGCGAAGTTTTTTAGCATTAGTAACTTCTTCAAGATAAAGGGATTTGTAATCTACGTTGTCGTCTGATTTTGTAGTTTGAGCTGACTGCTCACTGCTTATTTGGGTGGCCTCCTGGCCTGTAGGTTCTGTTGACATCTGTCACTCCTTAGTTTTCTAGTACATAAGATACGACAGAAGTTTATATATATGCAAATATTAAGTGATACCTAGGAAAAAAGGAACCTTGCCTAGGTACTTACCCATTTCTACTAAAGTCTCAGTAGGAAAGGGGATTTCGTCTCCATATAGGTTCTCTATTGCTATATCTTCTGGTAAATCTTCAGCAGTAATAGAATCAACTAGTTCATCTAGCTTATTATCTATTTTTGATAACTCTGTTGTAAACATATCTAGTAATTTTCTAATATCTTCTTTTGTTATATCTGACATATTCATCCTTTCTATTTTTTGTAGACTTTTTTCCATAGCTCTTCATTCATCTTGTCTACATAATGCTGAAAATTGGTAAGCTCTTTCCTTCTTTCAATATTAAGAAATTTATCTGGGATTTCCAAGTGTCTTCTAGCAGCAATTTTTTGCAATCCACCCTTTTTATATCCAGTCCAACCATCATTCAATAATTGTGAATATCTATTCTTTGTCACTATCTCAACGAAATCTTCTGTAAGTAATACTTTTATTGCTCTTTTTAATCGACCTGACCTGAATAAAATTGGGTTTGTTGGATTATATCCAAAACTTGCTCTCTGTCTTTGAGTAGTTGGCTTTAATCTAGTCCACCTACCTCTTCTATCATTTGAATGCCTCTCCATTGAAAAGGCTTTCTCTATTTCTTCCTCAACAATTAAGGCTACATTCTTTTTCCATCTTGTCATCCATTTATCTACAACCTTTTTTGCATCTTTTGGGCCTTTATTTTTCCTGAATTGCATTTTCATCTTCCTTTGGAGCTTGTTCTAGATTCTTCTTATTCTGTTTTAGAATCCTCCTAGCCTCCTCGATAGATATGTCGCCCTTCTCCCTCATCATTATTTCTTCTTCAGTAATAAAGCCTTTAGATAGCATCCATTCATCCTTTTGAATCTGCTCTACAACAGCTCTTGGATATTCTGGCTCCTTAAAGTCAACGATCAAATCGTCTCCTAGGTCAATATTGAAATTAGATGCTAAAACTTTCTCTACGTAGAAAAAATCATACTCATAGTTTCTCCATCTATCAATATCGTCATGATAGTCTTCCATTCTATCAAAATCTTTAATTTTTAATGCTAGTCCTGATGATGGTCTATCTTGATTGCTATCAAAATTAACATACATGTGTCTAGATTGAGCCAACATCTCTATTTGAAATTTTACAAAGTCTATTACCTTACTTAGGTCGCCTTGGGGGGACTCTATCCCAAACTTTCCATCTTGAGGAAGATTGATAATGGTATCAGAACCCATCCTTGCAAGGGGCTCGTCATCATAGACTCCACTGGCCCAAGGCTGCCCAAACATTTGAAATCTCAATCCAAGACATGCTTCTGTGAAAATTATATTGATATGTTCATTAACGTCAACTATATCTGATGCTCCTTCTGCAAAGAAATCATCTATTTGTTCAATATCTCTAGTGAAAACAAATGGAAGTATTCCTAGGTTATGCTCTTTTTCACTTATAACAATTCCCTCAGAATTATATTCTACAACAACTTCATCATCCCAATAAACATAATCAAATTTATCAATGTACGTATAGTCTGGAGAATCTGTTGATTTTAATTTAGGATAAACGATTGCAATTGGGTCATAAGGATTATCATCATCGAAAAAAGCATTGAAATAGTATATTGGTCTATGCTCAATACATAATCCATCAGTTTTTTCTTCAAGATAAACATAACTTGCAAGGGTACCAATTAAATTTGTCATCTTTTCAATATGCTTAAACCTAGTATCCTTATATCTACTAAGATCAGCATAAGTTTTGCTCATTGTTTTGTTTTTAAGTTTTCTTTCAGGTGGAGCAGTGTATATTCTAGACATTTTATCAATAAATTTTCTAGTTATATTCATATGGTATCTTGGTATCTCTTGGAACGAGCCAGATGAAAAATAATTTGATATATATCCATCAGCATTAGTCCCTGTGTAATAATCTAGTAACTTTTGAACATATCTTCTTCGATATGCTGCTTTTGTTCCAATAAAATCTGAAATTGATTGCTTAATTAAAGCATCTGAATATTGACTCATTATCTACTCCCTAATCTAAGTTTTGCCTGAGGTATGGGGAAACGATTTATGAAAAAATACCTAACCATATCCATTCCATGGTCATGAAATCCATCTTTGATAGGCGATTCTTTCAATAGGCTCCCTTCTTTGTGCTCTGGATATCTATAATTCTCAAAATCTTCTATAATTCCTGTGCATTTCTTATCAACATGGATAAACCTGTCTCCATTTGCATTCTTTATATATCTTCTAATGTGAGAGATACCAGACTCAATTTTAGTACTAACTTTGTCTCTTCGTGACCTAATCACTATGCCTAATCTACGAAATATTTCTGTATCTCCCAAGCCTGATTGTCCAGAAACCTGTTTTCCTGCAGGGTCTCCAAAATATTGATTGACATTATAGGGTTTAGATTTGACCATATTTGCAAGTACATCAGTCTTAATATTTGTTTGATGTATAATTTCATCAATTATGTTGATGTGTGTCTCCCCATTGACCTTATATGTTTGAAACCATCCCACAGCAGGCATCCTATAACCAAAATCAATAGAGCAAAATGTAGGAAGACTTGGATTATAAGGATACTTGCCCACATCAAGATTCCTATCAAATTCATAAACCCTACCTGCAAAGCTCGTGAATAGAGCCCCATACTCTTGGTCGAAAATCTCTGGGGCCATATTTCTCTTAGCTTCCACCAAGTCTGGGTCGCTTTCTCCACTAGGATAGGCATATTGGTTTTCCCATGATGGACTGTTGAACGAGTTCCAATCTTCATCATTTTGTCCTCTCAGGTATAATTCATATACCCAGTTGTATCCCTCTGGGGTAGTGATAAATATTGCACTACCTTTACGATCAGAGAGAGTAGGTCGTAAATACATCTCCCAAGTTCTCTTCTTTTGCTTGGCTGCCTCGTCTAGAACAAGTAAATCGAGACCTTCACCAACTAAACTAGGGGGATTGTCTGCAGATTTGCCTTCAAATACGCTACCCCACTCAAATTCAATGTACATATCTCTATATGAGGCTCTCCTTGTAGGCATTTGCTTTTCAGTGATGCAAGTATGCCAGACTTCTCTAAAAACTTTCTCTGCGGTCTGATAAGTAGGTGCAACTACCCAAGCTCTCTTGTTTGGCTGCGTAATTACACACTCAATCTCCTTTGAGGCAGATACTGACTTGCCCCAACGTCTTCCACACACTGCAACGATGAATCTAGCATCTTTTTTAGGGAAATGTAAGCGTTCTTGCCCAGAATGAGGCAC